TCATTGGAGCCGTGCTACTGGATAGGATTGAGAACGGTAAACTTTAAAAACGGTAATTGTCATCTACATTACATTTTAGTATCAGGAACGTAACTACATTGCAGTCGAATTAAAAAAACAGAAAAATGAAAAAGAAAGAAACAATCAACAGAATTTTAGCCGATATGGACAACCTAAGTAAGGCGTATGAAATGGCGGAGGCATTGGGAAGGGTAGAGAACGATAAAGACCTTTACCTCCTTGCAAAAGCTATAGCACCTGAATCGATAGCAAGCGGTTGGACACGTAGCAAAATTTTAGAAACTATTGAGGACGTATTACTTTCAAGAGCGTAAAAACTAAAAAAACAAACACTAACCTTTTAAACTTAGAAACGATGAATTTAAGAACACTTAACACAGAATTACTTGAGAACGGTGGCTTCTCTTATTCGCTAACCTTCGGTAACGTATTCGGCTCCAGTAACTACTCAGTCGCATTCCACAAGGCAACTGAGAACGTATTCGAGAAGCTACCTACGGAGGCTGATTACCAAGAGTATGTGAACAAACACATTACTCTACTTGCAAGAGAGGACTTCATCTTGGGAGGTTGGGAATACGAGGGAAAGTATTACTTGGACGTTGCCCAGTTACTACCGAAGGACGAGTATTCAAAGGATGATGCTGTTAAGGTAGGTCAGGAACGTGAGCAGATTGCAATATTCGACCTCCAGGAGGGTAAGGAAATTAAGTGCAAATAATATGAACAAGGGTAGGGCTTCGGCTCTACCCACAAAACAAAACGAAATGAAAAAGACTACATTCAAATTTGAAACAACGGACAACAATGGAAAGGTACGTGAACACGTACTGAACGAAAGGTACGGTCTGAAACGACCACAATGCACAAGCGAATGGGCTTTGCTAAAAGGAATGCTTGACGGTCATATCGATATAGACCACGAACTTAAAGTGACATCAATATCTTGGGACAATAACAAATGAAAACGATAACGAGACATTCAGATACAATCTACGCAATACTAACGGTGGTATTGATAGCGATAGTAACACTTAACATTAAACTTTGATAGCAATGGAATTGAATTACGAAATAGACGTTAAGACACGGAGAGGTAGCTACAAAACGTACAAGATAACCTTCAACGGAGAGCGACACTACGAGAACTGGTGCAATGCAATGGAACGGAAATATGGACACAAGATAATTGGCGAACGACCTGAGAACGGAGTGGGCTACGGAGATATCGATTATAGTGTTGCTAGATACATCTCAGACTATGAGAACAATAAATTGGATCAAACTTGGAATAGAATTAAGTAATTGTCATTTGAGTGACATTTTAATAGGACAGGAACACTGATATTTGAATAAACAAAAACGAAAACAAAATGATTTACGAAACAATTGAAAACGGTAGATGCTTCTCAGGAGAAGTGTACAATGCAGAGGCTCCAACTGCGATAGTATTGGAGGGGTTAGAGTGCGAGCATATTAGCTTCAGCAAGGTAAGAAAGGAACTGAACAAGGAGTTCAAGTTCTGTAGCCACAGAGTATTGGTAGAGTACTTAAGTAACTTAGATAATAACTATTAAACGACAGGAACGATGAAACACACAGAAGGAGAATGGGTGGTAAAGCCTAACCCATCAGACAGTAAGAAGTATGGCATATGGAGCCAACACCCGACACGAGGTACGAGCCTCATAGCAATGGCACATATGGACTTCATGACCGAGGAGGAATTCAAGTCCAACGCCAAACTGATAGCCGCTGCACCTGAATTGCTGAAACAATTGAAGATGGCTCTTTGGATTCTTGAACAGAACGGAATAACACAAGGTCAAGACCAAATCAGAAACGCAATACGGTTAGGTATTGAAGTAGAGAAGTATTAACGAAATGAAACGAGCGTAAACAAAAACACAAGAAGCAATGAGAACATTCTATTTAAGCACGAGTAAAAATTGCCACGTAAACCAATACGAGGTAGAAGGAGAAACCTATTCAGACCTTGTAAGCTACGGTAAAAGGGTTGCGTGGTATAATCACACTGAAAATTACGTGGAGGTAATGGGTTATTTTAGCCCGACAACCACAAGGCACATTAACCTCTTCTTGGACTTCTACGGTTACGACAAGATGAAAGCTATTGAACTTAAACAAATTAAAGATTACACGAAATGAGAACATTCAAAGACAAAATTATCAGAGCAGACATTACCTCCAGAGGAGGTGGTATTGAGATTGACCTTCAAGAGTTCGGACACAACGGTAGGATGACCGCATACCAAAACTACTTAGGCGGTGGTATGCTCGGAAGGGTAGCCAGTGATTGCAATATCGAGAACTGGAAGGAGAACGATGAACTTGTGGAGATTGCATACGAACTGCGACAATACTTCCACAGTGTAACTAACCCTGATGATAGTGATTGGGAGAGCGTATCGTTCGAGCAGAACCAAAAACTACCAATAAGTGCTTATTAACGTATTTGTCAGGTAGATGACATTTTAGTGTCAGGAACACAACTACTTTAGCTAACGAATCAAAAACAACTAAATAAAAACAAAAGGAACGATGAAAAAGATAACATACGATGATACAAGAGATGTAAGCATTAGAATAATCGAAGCACTATTTAAGTTAGGTTATTTGGAAGATAATGATGACACATACTTTGAGATACAAGACACTATCCACGATGAGATAAATGAATTGCTTGGGTTGGATATAGATGAAAACTTTGAAACAAAACTTAATTCTGAGAAATAAAAAGAAAGAGTTTACTGAGAACCATATTGAAAATTACGTTAACAATTAAAAACAAAAGCAATGGAAACAAAAGAACTAATCGAAACTTTAACCCACTTTTACGAGGTAGACATTGACAACTGTAAAATGACAAACGAAACGTGGATTGAGCAATTAGCGGAGGCACTTACCAATCCTGAGTACTTAAACGAGTTAATGCAAGATTACAATGAATACCTTAACGATAGAAAATAAACAATAACAACTAAAAACAAAAGACAATGCAAACTACAGAACTAATTTCAGAACGCAAGACAGAATTGAAGCACAAGGGTAAGCCAGTATTCGAGGTGGTACGTAGGTACTGCAAGAGAGGGTGGAGCCACAAGGTAGCTACCATTACAGAACTATGTACTGTATATGAGAAGGAAGGAGTAAGGTGCTACCGTAAGGTTTACTTTTAATAGTCAGGAACATTAACACTAAAACAAAGGGATATACAACTAAATAAAAACAAAATGGAAAACTTAGAAAACAACAAACTGATAGCAGAATTTATGGGATATAACGCCTATGAATATAGAGGGCATACAATGTTCATTTTTGCCGATGACAACCATCGTACTGATGTAGACCTACACTACCACACATCTTGGGATTGGCTGATGCCAGTAGTACAGAAGTGCTACAAGATTGAAGATGAAGAACGGTTTGACAACCTTGTAGATGCAGTCGCAACTCTTGATATGTATAGCACATACAATGCAGTAGTAGAATTTATTAAGCAACAAAACAAAAACAATTAGAAATGGAAACACAGAAGATTTATATCAAGAAGGTAGGACACGGACACTTTCAAATATCCTACGAGGTAAATGGCGAGATGCTATCTACCGTAACCACGAACACCTTAGCCATAGACAACTACTTGGATGATAGTCTGGAGCATATAGTCAGGGTGGAGGCTTGGCAAGACCTAACTACAGAGATACTTAGCGATGCGATTAAAACCACTTGAATACATAACACTCGCCCTATACGTGGTAGCGTTCAGGGTAGTGGATAAGATAGGAGAATACAAACAACGAAAAGTAACAGAAAAATGGAACAATTACAATTATCACTTGAAAAATCGAAAGATAAAGCAGTAACTGAGTTTATAAGCAGACCGTTCAAAGGAAGTCTTATAAAGGTCTACTTAATCTCAGAGGCAGAGGCAAACAGAAGAAGGAAGAAGTTACTTAAGGCAATAGAAAATAAAGAAGAAGATTTACCTCAAGAGTTTTACTTCATTGATGAGTACTGTTTCTGTAGGTGCATAGGAATCACTGTAGACTACAATAGGGTTAAACCAAGAGAGGTTGCTATTGTAAAGAGATTGGACTCGGACTTCATTACAGATGATGTGCATTACTTTCTTGATAAACAAAAAGTAAGATTCCTGAAATGAAATACCTTAGACTTATAGCAAACATATTCGTGATGGCGATGTGCCTGGCGATAATCTTAATAAGATATTCAAGATGAGGAAGGCTACATTCCACCTGACAAAGAACGATAGAAAGGAGTACGGTATGGCAGAGTTCAAGAGCAAGGAGCATTTCCTTGAGTGGAGAATGCTAATAATGAAGAGAGGGTACAGAATAGATCTAAATTGGTTGGACGGATACAATGGAATAGACGGTAACTACGATAAACAAAACGATGATGAAAAATAGATACATAATATACAGATTAGGGGAGGGCGGAGAGTACAACCAAGTTGATTGGGTAATGCACACAGAAGGAGATGACGATGGCTTTGAGATAGAGCTACGGCTAACGATAGAGGGAGTGGCTTTCGATAGAGATATGGAAAGGATGGACAACGAGGACTTCTTCTTCCTTGACCCGATAGACGTAGGGCATATAAAGAAGTCTCTCTACACGGTAATTGAGACTGAGTACGGAGTTACTGGAGACTACGACTCCTGGTACATAATAAGAGAAAAAGCTACCGCAAGTGAAATAGTCAGGCACTTACAGACACAATCAGAAGAGATGCAACAACGAAGAAAATGGAGTCGTTTCAAATTCATCTATTTTAGATGAATTTGAAACGACTCCATAAATAAACAATTCAATTTTATAAACGATGAGAACAAAGGAACAACAAGAGCAGTACATCGAGAACCTTAAGAAAAGGTTGAGCAAGGACTACCACGTAGTCATCGAGCCATATATGAAGAACTTAGATGGAGAGTACAACTGGTTCTTCAACTGGAAAGGAGGAGGATACAACACCATTTGGGCGAAGTCTGAGGCGGATGCTGTCAGGAAGGTTAAGCAGAAGTTTAGTATGGGATCCAAGATAGACAGGTCTACTCTCAGGAAGCAAACACGTAGTGGTGCTACGGAGACAGATAGAATGGGATACCTTATGACCTGTTGATATGGATAGATACGTAGCATACTATAGGGTTTCCACTAAGAGACAGGGAGAGTCAGGTCTTGGTCTTGAGGCTCAGGTTAGAATGGTTGAAGGTTACGCCAGGAACGGTGTCATCATCAAGGAGTTCACTGAGAAGGAGACAGGTACATCGAAACGTGAACGACCTATACTCGCAGAGGCTATCGAGATGTGCAAGGAGACAGGAGCCAAGCTACTGATAGCCAAGTTAGACAGACTTGCGAGGGATGTACACTTCATATCGAGCCTGAGTAGAACTGGCGTTGACTTCGTTTGTTGCGATAATCCTAACGCTAACAAGCTGACTATCAATCTCTTAGCGTCTGTTGCAGAGAGCGAGGCGGAGGCTATATCTTCAAGAACAAAGGCAGGTCTTGGCTCTATCAGGGAGAGGATAAAGAAAGATGGTAGCTACGTATCGAGGTCTGGTCGAAAGATAACATCTCTTGGAACACCTGAGAACCTGACGGATGAACACAGGAGGAAAGGTGGAGAAGTTATCAGTCAGAGGTTCAAGAACAATCGAAACACGAGGATGGCACGACCATACGCAATGGAGCTGAGAGGCAGAGGTCTGGAGCTTAAAGAGATAGCTGAAAAGCTAAATAGTAACGGCTTCATCACGGCTACTGGCAGACAGTACAACAAGTATAGCGTACATAAACTGATAAAGTAATGTGGTGGATATTTGGAATTACATTGTTTGTGGCTATGTCCTGTTACTTCCTACAAGGATACGACAGGAACATAAACACCTTATCCAAGAGGGTTTCCATACACTTCAGATACAGGTGGATGAGCAGAAGATGGAGGATTTTGGACAGGGTTTTATTCAACGTACTGATTATTTTTTTAATAGGAACATACACAACAACAGTAATGAAATAGTAAAATAAATAGTAATAAAAATCAAACAATTAAAAACAACTGATAGATGAAAGAAAAGGTTAAGGTAATAGTAAGGGTTGCGGCAGAACACCCTGACGCTGAGACATTCAAATGCCTGGGAGGAAAGGTAGTGATGAAGGTTAAGGATTACGACTACGCATACGAGTTTGCGATGACAATACTTAACTTGCGTGAATCTGAAATGTTTGAACACGGAGACTTAATGTTCTTCAATGAAGGAATACTAATAGAGATAGACAGATGAAAAAAGAAGAGAAAGAAGCAATCATTGATATACTCACCAAGTGGAAGAATATGATAGGCGTTGATGGCAGGAGCGTTGACGTATTGATAGACAGAGTTAATCAGATATACATTCCAGAGCCAATAGACATACAAGAAGTAGATGTCATCAAGGCAGACATAGTGAATATCTGTGATCAGATTAAGTATGATTTCAAACAGAACGGTGTTCGTGGTACCGAGAATACCACCAAGAGGATGGCAATATACAAGGCTATTGAGATAAAGTACGGAAGAACATCAAATGTAGAGAAGGCGGTTAAAGAATTATTTGATAAGGACAGGACCACGCTACTACATTGGAGAAAGAAGGCAAATGACTATATTGATATAAAAGACCCTACGTTCGTGAGGTATGTTTTTGAAAGCGTAACTAGTTAATTAAACCAAAACAAATAAGATGAGTAGGAC